GATTATCAGGGTGCACCACAGCGTTATGCTCTTGCAAATGGTGGATCAACAGCAGAACTAGATGATTTCTCAGAGGGAGAAACAGCTAGAGAAAATATTGCAGCTTTACAAAATGGTCCAGGACAACTTTGGTATCTACAAGGAGTTACAGCAGTTGGACAATTTGCAGCGGCTGACCCAGACACATTTACCAAGCCAGTTAATGAATTTGTTAATCAAATGGCAGCAATTACATCAACACCAGTACATTATTTCTCAAGCACAGGGTATTTGCCATCAGGACAAGCTCTTCGTGTTTCAGAAGCACCACTTACAAAGAAAATCAAAAATCGCCAAATGTCATTTGAATCTTCATGGAGAGATCTATTCTTATTCATGCTTAAGATTGAAGGCATTACGGCAAATATTGATATTGACTGGGCACCAATTGAAACAGTAGACGCTGTAGATAATTGGGATGTAGCAGTTCGTAAGAAGTCAGTAGGAATGCCACTAGAGCAGATCCTTCTTGAATTAGATTACGATCCAGAAATAGCTAAAATTATTTCTGCAGAAGCTGGTACAGCTAATGCGGCAGTTCAACAAGCGCAAAGTTCAACAGAAATCTCGTTAAGAGGAACTGGATTAAATACAAACAACCTAGCTCTGCAACAAGCAGCAGCTGATAACAGTACAGGAGAATAATAATGGAAGAACAGAATATCGTAGAAGGTACATCTAGCGAAATTCGTGATCCTAAAGCCGTCTTAGACGCTTTGGAAAAAGCGAAGGCGGAAGCTAAAAAGTTTAGACTGGAAAAGGAAGCCTTGGAACAACAGATAAATGAATCATCTGCCAAGGCCTCCCAAGTACAGGCTAAATTAATAAATGAAAAAATTAATAAACATTTATCTGAACTAGGTATTCAGCATGGAGAAAAGCTTTCTAAATATATTAAATTAGACGCATTATCTTTGACTGAAGATTTTGAGGTTGCTGGACTTGATGAGCAAATTGCTACATTAAAAACAGACTTCCCAGAGCTATTCGACCCTAGATTTATTGTTGCAGGAAAAGCAGATGCTGGTGTAAGCAACCCAGTAGATACTCCAATGACAGCAAGCGATTTACAGGCTAGATTAGTACTAAAAAGATAATAAATAAGGTATAATTGTCCTATGCAACTCCAGATGGACATTTGGATTGCGATTAATATATTCGGACGATTATATGTTCAAAATTCAAATTAACTATTTAAAAGGAGATTAACATGGCCGCAGGTCGCACAGATCTCACAGAGAATAATGGCTATATTCCAGAAGAAAAGGGATCCGTTGCTATTCAAGCAACAATCGCTAATTCTGTTGTAGAAGCTTATGCTCGTCGTGAGAATATGGCATCTCGTACAAAAGGCGTTCCACGCTTCGTATCAGATGCTCCAGTAGTTGTTGCAGAAGGCGTAGACATTCCAAATTCAGATACAACTCTGGATGAGATTGTTCTTACAGCTAAGAAGTATGCACAAATTTTTAACATTTCAGAGGAAGATCTTAACGATTCACTCGTAGACACACTTAATACTTACAAGAGAGAGTGGGCATCACTCTGGGCACGTAAGTATGACAACGCTTGCCTTGGCGTAACAGCCGTAGGCGACGGAGATGACGGACAACCGTTCAACTCATTGTATTACACAGTTTCACAGTACAACTCAGCATCAAACCGCATTCAGACAGCTGGAGCGTTGACATTCAACGATATTTCAGATGCTCTTGGTCTTGCTGAATCAAGCAAGTACTTTGATGCTGCTAACACAGTATTTATTGCACACCCAAAGATGCTTTCACACATCCGTAACATGGAAACAACAGGTGGAAACCTAGTTCTTCCAGATCCGATGGGTGCACGTCCAGGATCATTATTTGGATATCCTCTAGTTGTTTCTTATGGAGCTGCTACATCAGCAGCTGCTACAGCAACACCATCAGGAAACCCACTTCTTATTGTCGGTAACCGCAATATGATGATCAACGGTGTTCGTTCAACAATCGAATCAGCTGTATCTCGTGATGCAGACTTTTCAAAGGATGGAGTTCTTCTTAAGACACGAGTTCGTCGTGGCTTCGCAGTTGCAGCAGCTGAGGCTTTTGCAATCGTTGAGAAGACTTCAGCATAAGGGGGAAAATAGAATATGCCATCAAAACTATACGGCCAGTTTCTAGCTAAGGCCCTAAACAAAGAAGTAGATTGGGATTCAGATTCTATTAAGGTAGCTCTGCTCTCATCTTCTTATACACCTAATCAGGACACACATGATTACTATGATGATGTGAACACATACGAAGTTTCTGGAACTGGCTATACAGCTGGTGGACAGACTTTGGGAAGCAAGACTGTAACTTATGATTCAGCAAACAACGTCATTATCCTTGACGCTGCTGACACAACATGGTCTTCTTCAACAATTACAGCACGTTATGCAGTAATTTACGATGACTCAGGTGCTACAAATGCATCTAAGGCATTAATCGGTTATGTTGATTTTGGTTCAGACCAGTCTTCAACTAACGGTAACTTTACAATCACATGGGATGCGACTGGTATTGTTCGTATCACAGTAGCTTAATAGGTTAGCTACATGGACGTAAGAGTAGAAGCGGGACCACTAATGGCAGGTTGCCATATCGTGGAGTCAAGACTAACTGTAGAGACAGTTCTAGATGTTGTCATTTTGTCTCCAGTAGTTTCCCGCTTCTCTCTTGCTCCAGTTATTTCAGTAGGTGGACAAAGTATTTCAGCAATTCAACCAGAATTTATTAAGAAGGAGACTATGGCTGTAGCTTAGGCTTCAGCCATTTTTTATTATGCCAACAGCATGGGAAACCCGAATAGGAACATTAACCGCACCAAGATGGTGGATAAAGCTTGACGGAACTGCGGCTGGATCTAATCCAACCACAGAATCAAACTCTGGAG